ATAAGGTTTTAGTAGAAAAAGTAAACACTATTGAGATTCTTATAGCTGGAAACTATATGTCTAAATCAGATTTTGACAAAATTGCTATTGCTATTTTTGCAAAATTAGACAAAATAGAGGACAAATTAGATAGGAAGGCAGATAAATAATGTTTAAAACTATTTGTGCTTTACTTCGTAAAAAACCTGAACCAGCTATTATTCCAGTTTTTCCTGTTAAAAAGAAACCAGCAGTTAAGAAAACTGTTAAAAAACCAATAGCAGTTAAAAAAACTATCAAAAAGCCTATTTTAAAAAAGAAATGAAATCAATGCACAAATCAAAGACTATGTGGTTTTCACTACTTTTAGTCATTTTTGGTGCTTTATTTGATAATTTTTCTTATGTCCAAAATCTTATTGATCCAAAATATTATGGCATTAGCCTTATTGGTATTGGCATTATCGTTGCTATACTTCGCTTTATAACTAATAAGCCGATTGAATAATGTTTCCTTTATCTATAAATAGTTATTTAATGATTGGTCTTGCTGTTTTGGCAATGGGTGGCATTGGTTATGGAAAGTATGAATCTTATAAATTAGATGCTTACAAAATGGCTCAAGCTAAAGTTGTTCATGATAAAGAAATCCAACAACAAGTCGCTACAGACGAAATAAGGAAAGCTAAAGATGCTCAGATCCGTGATATTAATTCTAAGTTGGTCGATGCTATTAGCCAGTTGCGTAGCCGTTCCAGTATCCCCACAAAAACCCTCAATGGACAAGATTGCAACGGAGCAACCCTTTCTGCCCCCGATGCTGAATTTCTTGTCAGGGAAGCCTCCAGAGCAGATACTATCCGAGTAGGTCTGGAATCTTGTTATGCGCAATATGATGCAATTGCCAAATGATTTATTCTAAAAATGGGCTTCATCTTACAGAAAGTTTTGAAGGATGCAGACTTACTTCTTATCCTGATCCGGGAACTGGTGGTAGCCCTTGGACTGTTGGTTATGGGCATACTGGTTCTGATGTTCATCCCAATATGACCATAACTCAAGAACAAGCTGAAGAATTATTAATGCAAGATGTTCAAAAATCAGAAATGACAGTAGCTAATAAAATACATACAGACATAACTCAAGATGAATTTGATGCTCTTGTAGACTTTGTGTTTAATTGCGGAGCGGGTAACTTTGCTGGTTCTACTCTATTAAAAAAGATCAATGCTGGAGATATATCGGGTGCGGCTTTAGAATTTGAGAAATGGGATATGGCATCTGGTCATCACATGGCTGGATTACTCAGGCGTAGACACGCTGAAAAAGACCTATTTAATGGTTTGGTATGACCGATATTTACGATATGGCTTCAGACAATGAAGAACGGGATCGGGATTTAGCTATTCAAATTGCTCGTTCTAAACCCAAAAATCATTCTTTTACTGGGCGTTGTTTATATTGCAATGACAATATTGTTAAAGGGTTATTTTGTAATGCCTTTTGCCATACCGATTATGAATCGGAGCAAGTTATTAAAAAGCATCAATGGCGATAGATATACAACAATATACTAAGTATAAGTATTCAATATTCTTGAATTTAGAATTTTTCTTTAAATAAATCTAGCAATGATATAAACAATAACTGCACCAAGTAACCACCATTTAAAACTGCCATCAAATACCCAGTTTATAAAGTTCATTTCTCTTGTGCCTTTCTTAGTGCTGACATTTTTGCAACAAGTGTTGTTTTCTTTTTTACTTCGTAAACTTCAACCCTGCCTTCTTCTCTGTATTGTTGTGCATAACCCATAGCCGTATCTAAATCAGTAGCTCCAGCCACCCAAGAACCAGCACAATAAACTTCATAGTCTGTGTAGTAAATCATTTCTCTTGCGCCTTTCTTAGTATTGCTCTAGCAAAATGGTACGGATATTCAAAATCTTTTCCTGCATCATCAAAACAATCTTCTATTTCTTCATCTGTTAGGTCTGCTGGATGGGTGTAAAGTGGAATCCTATCTAGCTTTACTACTGTTGGTGTTTCCCATAGCGTTGGTTTATCCCACTCTAGCCTACGCTTTTCTACATTTATCCACGCTACTGGTTTATTTTTCATTATCTTTAAGCCATCCAAAAAAGGGTATTGGTTCATCAACAATAGTGTAATTATCAATTAATTTTTCTAACGCTTTTCCCAATTCCTCTGGGGTAAATTTTAGTTCTTTTTCAGCTTCTTCTCTGTCGCTGGTAGTAAAAGTAGTCATGCGTAATCTGCTGTGTTTATAATAATTTGTTGAACAACAATATCTAACTCTATAGCTTTATCATATAACTGTTTATGACCTGTTAAATCAGGATTTGCATTTAACTGTTCTAGTTCACTAATTATTTTTCTAGCTTGTATTAAATTTTCAGAGATATTCATCATTTTTCCTCTCTTGTTATTAAATAGACAATGATTATGATAAATCCAAGAATTATTACTGCTGTAAACATCATGGATTCATCATTACTCATTTAATTCTTACTACTTTTGCTCTTTTTAAAACAGTTTCGTATTCTTTTTTTGCTACATCATCTAATTTTCTTAGTGGTAGCTCTTGAAAGTATTTGTATTTAGCTTGGTATTCAGGTTGCTCTGAAGGTCTTACCCAACCATATTGTTTAATCCATCTTTCTTCAATATCAGTACCACTAGCTGTCCAAATGTGTTCATTCATTATTCCACCTCATTTAAATTAAGTTGAATATTTGCAAATACATATTTAGAATCTTTTTTAAGTTCTTCTATAAATGCTGATACATATTTTTCTAAATGTAATCTTGTTTCTACTGGATAAAATGTTGCTACATCAAAATTTAAATTAAATTGATATTTAAATAATGGGTTATCTATTAATTCTTCAATAGAAACAGGTTTTATTTTTGATTTTTTTATGGCATCACTCATAAACTTCTCCTTATTTTTTGGCTGGTCTACCACCCAGTTTTCCGTTAGAACGACTTGCTTGTTGTTTAGATGGGGAATTAGCTTTACCACCAGCCCCGCCTAATTGTTTTGCAGCTTCTGTTAAGTTGGTGTATTTAATGCTTCCTGAATCATTTCTTTTAGCTGTTGCCATACAAACCTTTCATATCCTAAGTGCTTGGGTTTTTAGTTTATACCTAAGTGCTTGGGTTTACAAGTTCCAATAATCTTTCTTCGGTGATCCCGTAAATGCGTTCAAACTGTTTACGCCCAAGCAAGTGAATACCTGTATTTCCTCTATGATGTTCAGGACAGAGGGGGATAACTGGGGCTTGTTTTCTAGGGATATTTCCCTTTCTAATATGATGCAATTCTGCTGGTGTTCCTTCATATCCAATATAGGAACAGAGGACACAGCCAAATCTCGCCAAGCGATCATAATTTTCTTTTTTTTGTTTTTTCATCGGATTTTTGATTTTTCCAATTTTTTCATCGGTTTTTTTATTGCACCGCACCATTTTCATTTTCATCATGCCGCATTGCAACATTTTGAATTTTCATCGCAAAATTCTTCAAAATTTCTTTACGGATCAAAAATGCTTTTTTTGGTTTTGTATCGCCATCACCAATAAATTCTTTCCACCGCAATTGATTCAAAAAAATACAACGAATTATTTCCATCGGCTTTATCCATATCCATTGAGCATCGTCAAATAATAGCCAATAGGTAGCGGTACTCGTCATCAATGCTGAAGGCTTGCCGTTAAATTCAATCTCCACCAAAAAGTTTCCCGTATCGTTGCTCATTGGATCATATTTAACCTCTACCGATGAATAAGTTTCAGGAATCCAAATATCGTAACCTTTAAAAGCATTTATTAAACTTGCCGAAGGATATTTAGGTTTAATCAATAACAATGCTTTTTCTTCTACCGCTATACCTCTTTTTAAATCCTCTTGAAATGTATTAGTCATTTATTACAATGCCTTGATCTACCGCCCAAGCTTGAACATATTCAATAAACTCCGACATTTCTTCAACTGTTAATTTTGATGTCGGTCTAAATACAATATCAACCCCATGCCCGTCAATCGAAGGCAACATTTCAATTGGCTCGCCTCTTGCTCGTAACCAAGCCGCAGTTAAAAGTCTTTTCCAAGTTTCTACGGACTGTAATTTATTTGCCCATACAACCTTATCAGCAATATCACCGATTAAAGCGTGTAGCTTAGAGTTTTGCTCTAGGCTTCTATTGGGGGGCTTGATCTCCACTACATAGCCTGTAGGAGCTTCTAACACCGCTTGCTGGGCATTTCTTCTTGCTAACTCATGAGCAAGAACAAAAAATCTTTTCATCGCCAATCTCCATGATTACCCCGATTACCTTTGTGCCATTGGTCTACAAAGTCATCGGCTAATTTATTCCAAATTTTCTGCGTTTTGCTATCGGTGATATATTTTCTAAATTTATCCAAACC